TCATACCGCTTACCGTGTGCGTATAAGTGATTTACTACCTGCGTAGCACTTTGAAGTTTACTCGCCATCGTTTTCTCCTCCTTCTTCCTTGCCATCGTCCTCAACTTTTTGTTGTCCGGCGTCCTATCTTTCGATGTGCTGCACGTCTTGGTGCAGGTTTCGGATAGCCATGACAACTACGGTGTTTACTTAATATAATGGTATCAACAAAAATATTATAAATCACTTTCGGCAATAAGTCAATACTGCCTCTGCACGGCCACATGACTATCGATTGCATTTGAGCCAAAATGATGTGGGTGGTATATTTGTACCTCCCAAAATGCATAAAAAAGAGGCTACGCCATTGCTCTAGGCGATAGCCTCATGAAATGTGGTTATATCTTTGAAGCTTCTTTGATAACCTCGCGTTTCTTCTCGCGATACCAGTCAGCCCGATCTTTATAACCGAGTTTCTTAATTGCCTCATCGAGTCTCTTTAACTCTTCTGCAGTATCCCGAACTTGGAACCTTGCGTCTTTAGACATTGTTCAATCACCGTACTTTTCAGCATTTCTCTTTATAAGAGCTTTATAATTATCTATAAATTCTCTTATTCCATGTTCGGCCTCCTGCCATGAGGGGTTTTCGTTTTTGCTTACCATAAATCCCATTATGTGTTCTTCTTTAGAATTTAAGAGCTCTGCGTAGTTAGTTCCCTTCTGCCATCTTGCTATCAATCCAGCCTCAAAATCTAATATCTCCATTTTTACTCCCTTCATTACGCACCCCCGTCGCAGCCGGTGCCGCTGTATTTCTTTTGTTGATTCTATTGTACTCCATTCGTACTCCAATGTCAATACTTTTTTAGAATTTTTTTGCTACTATTTGCAACGATTTTGGGCATAAAAAAAGAGGCCCCGAAGGACCTCAGAAAGGGAATCTTAACGTGCAGAGCTTTACGCTTTGCTCGTTCGATTATAGTATATTATATTTTTTGGCAAATAGCAACTTATTGTTTTATCTTTTCTGCTTTCGGATCTGCTATAACTTCATAGCCGCCAACTGCCGCTAGCGTAATAAGAATAGCATTTATAACCGTCAATACTATGCCTTTTATATCATATCCACTCGGCGCAAATACTGAAGTGAGCAACAATGCTACAAAAAATGCATATATCCGCACTGCATAATCATCAAACTGCTTCTTTACCAGCGATTTTGTGAACTGTACGATAACAGCTACGGCTGCCACAAGTCCCGCGAACGTCGCCAGCGTTTCCGGCGTCATAAACTCGTTCATTTTATCACCTCCTATTCAAGTTTAATAAATCCGTCAAAACCGGCTTGCTTCAACTTTGTCAAAAGCGCTTCTGCATTATCTCTGCTCTTGAAAGCACCGACTTGGATTTTATACAGCTTGCCGTTGGGGGTAGTATCAGTCTGTGCCGGCTTTTTGAAAGCTACTCCGAAATATTTGCATACTCCTTTGGCAATAGCTTCGGCTATAGCATCACAGCTCGCTTTGATCCATGCTGCATCTTCCGGGTTGTCATGGAACGATACCTCTACCAATGCTGCTGGTGCCTTTGTATGTTTTATCTCGTATAGCCAGTTGCCTTGCTTAACGCCTCTGTCGTTTGCCGGCGTTATCTTTGTCACCTCATCGTATATGGCTTGCGCCAATCTGCGGCCTGGCGTATCCTTATATCCGCCTTTCCCGTCATCAACCAGCCACGCATAAGCTTCACATCCGCGTCCGCCTCCCGCGTTGCTGTGTATCGCTACGTGAGCATCCGGATCAAAAGCATTAGAATCCTCTACTACCTGCTTTAATTCCATATCGGGCCTATTACGCCTCACCTGAAAGCCATTATAACATAGCAACCCCTCTACTTTGGCTCCTATGGCTTGCATGTTTTCTTCCTCTGTACCATAATTGCTGGCACCTTTATTATGCTCCTGCGTACTCGGACTAACATATACTTTATATGCCATATTATCACCTCACATAATTCAAAAATGTAAAAATAAGGCCCATACCAGCTATAGCAACTGGCGTGAGCCACATGAGCATATTGACCTTTCCGGCCGTATCTTCGACTTTTCCCCTAAGATTATTATAATCTCTGATTAAGGTCCTGGTTGACTCGAGATCGGTCCGCAAATTATCTATTTTTGAATCCAGCGCATCGATCTTTTCCAGTAGTGCTTTGTTATCATACCAATTGTTATCAGGCATTTATCATCACTCCGTCTCTTCAATTTCAAGTTCTTCAACATTTACAAGCGCCCAATTTTGGATATTAGGAATATATCTTACAGGCATATCTGGATTCCAACTGTCGCGTCGTATTTGCGTTCCAGCCCAAATAAAAACATGTTTTATTCCGAACGATAATCCTTTAACTGCAGCCGTTTCTATGCGCTCCCACTGTGTATCTATGTCAATGTTATACTGTTCCCAAGCAAAACCAGCAAAATAATGTACTCTGTGCGGCTGATATCGCAATTCTTTCCACGGGAAATCATATACTTCCAAATGATGTTCATTATCCAACACTACCCAGTCGTAATCTTCAATTTGTAAAAAATCCAAATTAGGTAGTACCCAATAGTTTTTAGGGAAATTAACAATTTTCATAGGAGGCGGAGTCGTCTGTGGGTCAATAACAGACGGTGGAAAGAATAATATAGTGTATTGGCCGCCTTCATACGATTTTACGATGCTTTTTGCAAAATCTGAAAATCTGCCTAACTCATCTCTTAGCCATGCTAACGCTTCTATATTTTCATCTGTTAATTCAATATCGGATGTAGTGAAAACAGGCAATTCTTTGCCTTTATCATGCAGATATTTTGCCTTTGTAGCATCATCATAAAAGCATGGTGGTGCTCCGGGATAAGGAGTAGAAACATCGCCCGGTACAAAATCCTGCTTCCACCACCACGGTTCACCTAATTGCAAAATTGGCGCAAATCCTTCCTCAACGCATATATCCAAATATGTTCGCGCAATGCTTTCCCAATATTGCCTAGCCTCTGTATTGGTTAAGCTAAAAAACGATGTCGGAGGTTCCCATCCTGTTCGGCCTGCCTCTCCATTATACATCCTCTGCTTCCAAGCTTCAGGCAATTGTAAGTTTTCGATTGATATGGATACTATAATATCAGTAAACCCAAATTCACGCATAGCTTTAAGCAGGTACCTAAACCATGTTTTTGCAGCAGTGCACACGCCGTTTTCAGGAATTAGATATATTTTGGTGTAATCTAACCCATTTTCGCCTGCCTCACCTGATTTATCATAGTAGTGCGACGCTCCAACATACAGATTAATAATTTTTCGATATCCTAAATGATACATAGCCTGCACTATACGCCTAGGATTTCTATAATATTCATCATCATATCCTTCTGCGACGCGGTATGGATGTTCGCTATGTGCAGCCGGAAACTCTCCAAGGCCGCCTCCTGAAACTGTCCAATCGTTAAAGACGATAGTAAACTCATCAGACCGGCCTGTTAACCTATAGGAATTCTGTACAAAATACGTTGGTACTATCGAGAATGAAATCCTAGCGATATTAAGCGGAGACACCTGAGACGAATTATCAGGATGCGTACCTTGAACAAGGTGGTCAAAATCTATAATATAGGTCTGCTGGGCGTTATAGCGATATGAAATTTCTACTTGTGCTCCGTATGGTATACCGCTACCCACAACGGGATAAATAGCACCGTTTTCGTAATCCAGTGCGTAATCTGCGCCACGCGAACCATACCCTTCCTGCCATTCAGTAACGGGCACTGTTTCAATGTAGTTTCCGTTTTCATCGAATATATCTTTATATCCAACTATTACATCCATTCCCCACCATACTGTTTCGCTATCCCATTCAATCCAATCATGTGAAAGCCCGGCCATGCCAGTGAAACTTGCGATTGAATCTGAACCAAAATCCTTGTTTGACATAAATGCCATTGTACAGTATTTTTCGCTACCATTCTTATACCGTACAACCATAGCAGGTTTTTGAGTGTGATTATCAAAATGTGCTACATTCCCGCTATATGATGGACGGAAAGATAGCGTTACGCCTGAGAAATTACTGTTTTCGGGATATCGGGCATCTTCATGCATACGTCCGTCCTTACTATTGAATAAAAAAGCTATATAATCAGAGTTTGTCCTAAAATGACCTGTTACAGCTACTTTATTTACGCCCGGTGAATATACGCATGCTATTGCCGATGAAACAAACTCTACCTCCATAAATTCGGGTTGGAAACGATTAACCATGCTATACCCTCCCTATTGCTTGCACGCTAACATAACCATCTGGTATTTCATCTGGGGGAGTCCCACCCCACGTTATAACAGCACCGGTATAATACAGAAATCCGTTTTCTCCGCCTTCGATAATAAGGTCTATATTCGGTGTCATATGGTAATATCCAAAGCTTCCTCCGTAGTTATAGTCGTTCTTGTTTCGCAGTATGCAGGCATTAACTGTAGGTGGCAAGCTGTATTTCTGATTGAATTTTATCGTTACCATTGGTTCATACGGCACATTTACGTATTCCAGCCACGTATCTGATAGCGGCGTTTCTTCTTGTTGTTGTCCTGTCTGTATAGTATCCTGAAGGCCGGGTATAATATATGAAAGTTCTACTTCGTCTTTCCACGGTTCTTGCGGATATCTTTTCAGCCGCAAAATTCGGCTTTTAATGCTAATCTTCAAATCGCTGTCATAAACTGTTACAGTATCCCCAAGAAAGAATTTGTTTTCTGAAAGCCTAGTAATTCTTGCAAGGTCGAGAATATTGCACTCATAGCTGATAATCGGCCGTGAAAGCTCAGACAGTTTTTTACGCGCGGCCTCTTTAAGATTTTCAGGCAGCATAAACTGTTCATCTGACCATATATATTCTTTTTTGAACCGCGCTCTAGCCTCAGCTAAACTAAGCCCTTGTGAAACATACCAAGAGTAATCCTCAAGATAATCGATTCCATTATTAGCATTCTCAATGGTCAAGTCGCCTTTTCCACGCGGATAAATTACTGTGGCCTCGGGCGGTTTCATAGTACGTGTTATTGATTTTAGATTTTTCTTGTATCTAAAAACTGCACCTCGGTCAGTGCCGATAGTTTCAAGCAAATTTACTTTTCTGTCTATGCTGTTCCACTGAATCTCTAGTCCAGTTATTTTTGCCCATTGCCTAACTAACCATAACACGCTCTGGTCTGTTTCTTTCAAACTATATATGCCGTTTACATTACCTTCTATTGAGCCAACAGTCCAGTTAGTACCTTGTAATATTTCAGAAAGCCCAAATTCTACACTTCTACGGTCTATCGAAAACTTACCGCATTTTACGGTATTCAATAACTCAATGTAGCAGCACTCGCATGTTACATCTATTGTTTCCTTACCTGATTCATCCCTACCATCAACTATTTGAGTGATTATATAGCGCTTACCGGTATATATTATTTCTTCATCATGCGCTATATGTTGCGCTTTCGTATCCTCAAATGGAATGGAGAATGATAATGTTTCAGCATCTCCCAACTTTTCTTCAATTACTATATTATACGCATTTTCTAGTATAGCAGTTAGATTGCCGCGCAAATCATATAATCTTATATATTCTTGTGCCGCCACTTATTTTCACCGCCTTACAGTATTGCTGTTATCCATTCATCAGCAAGCAGTGGCATATTGCTCTTATAAGCCTCTGATATTTCTGTATCGCTGCGGGCGCGGGTGGATATACGGAAACTTTCTATATATCCATCAAGAAAATCGCTCGCTGCCCAACTACCTATATTAATATCAACACCCATTGCTATCGGTTCGGACTTAGCATTAGTTGCAACAAGACTGCCATTAATAAACAACTTTCTACCTGCCATCGACCATGTATATGCTATATAATACCAGCTACCAACCTGCAGTTGTATATTAGACGACAAATATGCCTCAGTTGTACCATTGCCATCCCAAACACATACATTATTTACATTCGCTCCAGAGAATTCTCGCATAATCAGTAACCGTGGGCCAGGAAAATAATTATACGTTGCAGTAGAAACGAGCGGTTGGTAACCATTAGGCCGCAAAATAGGCAAATAAACCCAAAATTCTATTGTGCCTTCATATGGATTTAGCACATTAGCAGTTGGTATAGTTAACATTTCTGTTGCTCGCGTACTACCGCCAATCTGCCACGTTGTCTTATACGCTTTAGCTTCAACTTGTACTCGCCCGGTATCTCCATTAGGTGTAAGTGTTAATGTTGTTCCATTTGCCGTAATCGTTATAGGTGTTGCTGCTGTAACCGTGCCTGTTCCTACGCCAGATAAAGTTATACTCCCGCTACCAGTCATGCTAATCGTGTAAACACTTCCATTTACTACTGGGACATCGACTGGTGATGTAAATCCTTGTGAGTTTGCGCTGCTAAGTAAATTCGCCGTGCCTTCTTCAATCAAAACGGCTTTCCCGAATTTTCCACGTTCTCGTCTTACTACATTAGCCGCGACCTGCTCTCCATCCGATGTATAAGCAATGCTATTTCTTGTAAAATATTGCGGCACATCCTTAGCTTGCCTTGCCCTCCTAACTGGATTGCGTAACGGATTGACAACCGGTATCATTATATCACCTCACGTAATCTTACATACGCGCTAAATCCATCACTAGCACCTAATACTGTATTATTGCTAAGCACCAGTTTGCACGCGCCGCCATTGAACATACCGGATATAAGTTTAATGTGCGTGTTTATCGTAGTTCCGGTTAATGCTTGCGCTTTCGGTATATTTACCACTGTTAATAGCGCATCCCTATCACCGCTACCTAAACCTGTTTCAACATTGAATATTTTTACCGTTATATCCGTTATTGCAGACGGGTTATAAACTACCAATTCATACTCGCTCATCGGCGTCGATGGTTTTGCGAAAGTTACGGTTTTTTGCGTATTAGCGGCGTCGCTGTTTGCCCACGTAACCGTTTGGTCTGTCCCGACCTGCGTTTCTCTGAGTTGGTTACCTTTATTTATCACGCTGCCTATGGTATTCGTTCCTGCCGGTATTGACGGTATTTGAGTTACATTTACCGATCCTATATTATTCGTACCAGCTGGCAACGATTCAGACACTGCTGTTTTAAGATTCCCATTTCCGCTCAATGCTGCCGGCAGTCCTCCACCAAATAACGTACGTATCCTTTTTATTATGCCTATCAACGTGCCATTGCCTGTGGCCTCTGCATCCGTTGTAGCACCTAAGGATGATATTGCGCCATCCTTGGCCTTTGTTTGCATATACCAATCTGTTCCGTCATGATAACTGCTGGTTAGCTTATTATCTAAATCTGTATTTAACCTTGCGTTTTGTTGTGACATTTATATCCACCTCTCTTGATATTGGATTTTTATATCTGCACTGATATCATTATCGCTACTGTATACCATAATGTTTTGGCCAGGCTTAAGTATTGGAAACTCGCCATCTATAAACGCCAACACACTATCTTCGGCAGGATCATATGCTCCGGTTGTCATAATATCTCTATCCATGCTCTTATAAACTGTAAATGAATTACTGTTTATATCAATCTGCCCGCCGCTTACTATAGTTCCAAGATATACTAATGAAACATCGTTTATCGTTATCTTTGGACTTACTATATCACCATATGCAGCAGTTATAGTTATGCTTGGTGATGTTTCGGCAGTTCCATTGTAGTAAATGCCCTGCGTTGTGCCTGATTCCATTGTATATATCATTATCACGTCATCAATGCTGTACGCAAACGGTTCACAATTAAATTCCAGTGTAAATGTTCCGGTATATGAAAATCTATCTAAATCACCACTATTAGCAAGCTTTGCCATGTAATATTTATCAGGCGTATCATTAAGCTCTAATTTTTTTCTGTTACTTGTATTCAACCAAGCTGATATCGGAAATATATCCTGCCTAACGCTCTTAAAATCGCTTGATATCCTCAAACAATCAATCGATACAATCCTATCGCCATAAGTCTGCGGGAATAAATAACTACCATGCCTGCCTGCTATAAGCTCATACTGGTCACGTATGGCAGGCATAACAGAATGCTTAATATCCATCACCTTTAAGCCCATTTCTGATGCTCTAACTCCGTTAAAAGTAAAATCAAGCATTATCTCATCCCCCTTGCACGGTTGGACGACTGGATAAGGCCATTAAGTTCTCTGCTAATTCTGTATATATCATCATCATTTCTCACTGTCATATTCTGCACAATAACAGTAGGCCCAGCTGCGGTTTGCGTATTCATCTGTTTTAGTGTGTCGGCTAATATAGATCCTAGCTTATCAATTGGTACTACTGCCTCTGGCCCCGCCTCGCCGACGCCTATCACGCTGGGCTGTGTGAATATGGCACCTGTTTTGTACCAATCAATATCTATATCCGGTATGGGGAATTTTAGCCCTGCCACACTAACTTGTTTTGTACTAAATTTAAAATGCGGCAGCGGTATGTGCAGATTCTTAAACGGCGCTAGTATAGCATCCTTGACCTTTCCGAATATATCGCTCGCCGATTTCTTTAGCCCATTCCACGCATTGCTGGCCGTCGTAGTTATACTGCTCCAAACACCAGACAAAAGGCCAGATATGGAGTTAATCGGCGTCATGATGGCTGTCTTGACGCCTTCCCATATTTCGCCAGCCTTAGTTTTTATGCCTTCCCATAATCCGCTCAAAAATTCTTTTATGCCGTTCCAAACTTCATTGATTTTGGTTGTGATAGCTTCCCATACGCCAGCAAAGAAGTCTTTTAAGCCGTTCCATACATTTTCGCCAACTTCTTTTATTTTTGTCCATGTTTCAGTTAAAAACTTGGAAACATCATCCCAGTTTTTCCATAAAAGAATTATGACAGCTATTAAGCCTAAAATAGCAGCAACAATCCACGTTATGGGATTGGCTAAAAGCGCTGCTGTGAAGCTCCAAGCAGATGCAATAGCGCCACCCATAGCCCCTACAAAAGAAGTTATAGCACTCCATGCCGTAGTTGCCAATTGCACGGCAAAACTTGCTACCGCCTTTACTCCGTCTACGGCTAGCTTTGTGGCAAATTCACCGATTTTAAGCGCTCCTTCGCCTATTTTAGAAGCAAAATTACCTGCTGCTTGCAGACCATCAACCGCTAATTTGCCGACAAATTCGCCCAGTTTGGCA